ACCCAGATGCGTTCTTCATCCTTACAGACGCGCCTCGCGGCTTCGTTCACTTCGAGCGTACAGCTATGTCAACTGGCATGGAAGCCGACTTTGACACAGGTAACATGCGCTTTAAAGCACGTGAACGCTACAGCTTCGGCTTCAGCGATCCACGCGCAGTGTTCGGTTCACCGGGCGCAGCATAAGAGTTGGGTAGGGGGAGCTAGTCTTCCCCTATTCCCATCGATTCGAGACCTTTGTTGATCATGTCATCGTGCATACTTTTCATAGCATCCACTAGGTCCATATAAGCTTTCACCATAGCAAACATTTCTTGATCACCACGCATCCATCGATCCTGTGGTATACCACGGCGTGCGCGTTCGCATATCTTGTCTGCTATTTTAAAGTGTTCCCACTGTTCTATTTGTTCTTTAGTCAACATCATTCCGGTCCCCTTGCCTTTCATTGTGGTGTAAAATGCGATGACAGTTAGAGCACAAGGGGATGCACTTTTCCACCTCTTTGTATGCTCGCTTCCACTGCCCCGCCTGTACAAAGTTATGTACTTTTGTGTTGTAACTGTCTGAGCCGTCAGGGTGGTGAAACTCAATTACGGCCTCGTGCTGCATGCCACAAAAAAGGCAGGATAACCCTGCCTTAAACTCTCTCCACTCTTTTTTCTTTTCTTTTCTTTTAGCCGCCGTTCGGGCAAGAGTCTTTTCACGGTTCCGCTGATACCACGAGGCCCCGTACTCCTTGTTATATTGCTTGCGCTTCTCCGGGTCCTTGTAAGGCATCGGAGAATCTCCTTGTGTTGGCTGTGTACACTATAACATACTTTGCATTTAATCCAAATTTCTGTATTGTAGGGGCAGGGCATCACTCAGCTTCGTAGACAGGTATCTGCCCTCCTGACGTTGCACAGACTGCGAAGCGAAACCTTGTGCAAGGGGTAATTAAAATGGCATCAACTACTTTTTCAGGTCCGATTAAGTCTAACACGGCGTTCTGGGCAAACCCAATCGCATTCGCAAACCTGCCTTCAGCATCGTCTGCGAACGAGGGTTACATCTACTATGTGTCAGATGCTCGTAAAGCAGCGGAGACAGCGGGTAACGGTACAGGCAACCTAGTGTTCTCAGACGGTTCAAACTGGATTCGTGTGGATACTGGTGCAGTAGCTGCAGCGTAGAGAAGGATGAGTAACAATGGCGGCTTCGATTAATGCTGCGACAGCAACTGCTACAGGAACACTAAAAGCGGGACGTACTCGATTAAAGTCTTTCTATGTGAAGACTGCAACGTCGGGTTCCCCCCAAGTAGTGTTCAAAAACGGTAGCGGTGGATCGACGTTGTTAGACATGTCGTTTAACACGTCGGATGATACGCAGGTAACGATACCAGACCATGGCATTATTTTTGATGATGAGTGCCATGTGACGTTGACCAATATAACTTCGATCACGGGGTTCTTTGGCTAATGGCGGGTAACGAGGTAAAAGCGTTTCATACTCACGCCTCGGGGTCAATAGCCTCGGGGCGTGGTCGTATGAAAGGTTTTATCGTTAACCATGATACAGGATCGACAGGCGAAACGGTGATCTACGATAACACCGCTGCGTCTGGTACTGTTTTGTTAGAGATTGACGAAACAGGTAAAGGGATTTTTGGCATGGAAATACCGGGGGACGGAATACTCTTTGAAACTGGTGTCTACGTTTCGTTAGCCACCGACACAACGCTAACTCTATTTATACAGCAATAAGATGGCAGAGAAAAAGAGAAAGAAAAGTGTTAAGTTATCTGTGGGTCGTGGCGAAAAACGATCAGTTAAGCAGGGAGCGGGACTCACTGCCAAGGGTCGAGCCAAATACAACCGTCAAACAGGATCAAATCTTAAAGCTCCTGCGCCAAGCCCGAAGACAAAGAAAGACAAAGCACGTAAGAAATCTTTTTGTGCGCGTTCACGTGGATGGACAGGGGAACGCGGCAAGGCTGCACGTCGGCGGTGGAAGTGTTAAGATGGAACAGAAGCACATCATATTTACGTTAGCAACTATGATAGTAGTTGGGGTCGTCGCTAGTTACGGGATGGTGATTCAGAAGTGGGTTGATTGGACCACAACAACTTTAGTGGATTTAGACAAGCGAACTGCTATAATGGGCGCAGAAATGAAACACACCAACGATATGGTGTCGCAGAATTATGAAATGTTAAAGGTCCTGATGGAACGGGTGCAGAAGGTAAGTTACGATGATCAGCCGGGGAAACCAGAGACAACAGACATCAAATGGACGGAGTAGAAAGATGGCAAAGAAGCCCGGACTATACGCTAATATCCATGCTAAACGGAAACGTATCAAGGCAGGGAGTGGCGAGAAGATGAGGAAGCCGGGGAGTAAGGGTGCTCCATCGGCAAAAAACTTCAAGCAAGCTGCAAAGACTGCGAAGAAGAGGAAGAAGAAGTGATGTAATGTTTACGGCGTTTGTTCTGATGTGTGCGCAAAACATGTGTTTTGCAGTAGGAGGCCCCTCGTTTCCCACACAAGAACAATGCGTCGGAGACTTTATGCAGAACGGTGTTATATCACTGCAAGCTAGATATCCGGGTTACCAGATTATTGCAGTCGAGTGCCACAAGTGGGAAAAGAAAGTTGAGTCATGACACTATCTGGTTCTAGAGATTTCAACCTCGATGTTGCGGAGATTGTTGAAGAAGCATATGAGCGGTGCGGGCTAGAAGTCCGTACGGGCTATGATGCCAAGACAGCACGTCGGTCTTTGAACCTGATGTTTGCCGACTGGGCTAATCGTGGTCTAAACCTGTGGACCGTAACCCAAGCTACAACAACCCTGACACAAGGCACGGCGCAGCTTACGTTAGATGCTGATGTAGTTGACCTTCTTGAAGTGGTTCTTCGTCGCAGCGGTACGGATTATGAGCTAGAGCGTATCAGCCGGGGTGAATACCTAACGTTGCCTAATAAAACGACACAGGGTCGCCCAAGTCAGTATTACTTTGATCGTCAGACTTCGCCGCAGATAAACTTGTGGAGTGTGCCTGAAAACTCTACAGATCAGATTGTTTACTACTACGTACGTCGAATCCAAGATGCTGATACCCTTACTAATACTACTGATGCTCCTTTTCGTTTTCTTCCTTGCATGGTGGCGGGACTAGCATATTACATGGCGGTCAAGCGGGCACCAGAACGGGTACAGATGCTGAAGAGCATTTACGAAGAAGAGTTCCAACGTGCGGCTGATGAAGATGAGAACAGAACACCTCTGAAGCTACAGCCGAGTCTTAGCTATTTGAGGGTCTAATGTCATTCGCAAGCGGTAAAAAGGCATGGGGTATATCGGATCGCTCTGGCAAACGTTACCGTTTGCGGGATATGAAGAAAGTGTGGAACGGTCTTCTTGTGGGCCCTGATGAGTGGGAAGAGAAGCATCCGCAGCTTTTTCCGCCACGCATTGGCCCTGACCCCCAAGCCTTATTAAATCCTAGACCAGACAGGACGGAGCCTAAAGTTGAGGTTCTGTTAAACAGACATCCGTTTTCTTCTACTGTTAGTACAAATGTTATAACAGTGAACGAGCCGGGTCATGGTCGAGAGACGGGCGAAACGGTCAGGTTTAGGAAGGCTCTTGGTTTTGCGGGCATAAGTTCAGCAAACATTAACAAGGCGACGGGATACTCAATCACAAAAATTGACGCGGACACCTATTCTTTCACGGTGGATGGCACTCCGGCAACGACAACGTTGCGCGGAGGTGGTACATTAGCTTCCGCAGGACCAGTTACGGTGGAGGCATAGATGGCTTTTACATATGCACAGTTAAAACAGGCGATACAGGATTTCACGGAAAACAGTGAGACTACCTTCGTTAACAATCTGCCCGTATTTATACGAATGGCAGAAGAGAAGATTTTGCAAAACGTGCAGCTTTCGTTGTTTCGTAAGACAGCAACAACAAGTATTACGACAAATAGTCCCTACGTAAACATGCCGAGTGACTTTTTAGCTCCGTTTTCGTTTAGTTACTCACTTGCAGATAACACTGTAACTTTTATGGATTTTAAGGACCCTAGTTTTATTCGTGAGTACCAGTACGACACGGACACAACGGGGCTACCTAGGTATTACGCTACGTTTGACAATACCAACTTCATTGTTGCTCCGACTCCGAACGACAACTACGTAGTTCAACTAAGCTATTTTTACCGTCCTGCTAGTTTAACGGTGGGTGGTGAAGACGACACAACGTGGTTAAGCACCAACGCTGAAACAACGCTGCTATATGCTTCTCTTGTTGAAGCATACATCTTTATGAAAGGTGAACGAGACACTATGCAGATGTATCAGCAACGTATGATGGAAGGTTTGATGCAGCTTAAATCGTTGGGCGAAACAAAACAAACCACCGATCTGTATAGAGTCGGAGAGATAAGGCGACCACAAGAGTAATGCTTTCTTTTGATGTAAAAGTTCACACCACAGAGAATCGAGGTCATTCTCCTGAAGAGATTGCATCGTTTTGTGTAGATGAGTTAATTCATGTAGGAGACGATGCTCCTCCTGCGATAAGAGATCAGGCGCATGCGTTTAAATCGCAGATGATGTCTGTTATAACTAGGTACATAAAACAAGGTATTCTCAGTGACCGCACAACTGTGTATAATGCCTTGAAAGATGCAGGACACCCGGAGCTTGCTGAACTAATTAGGAGAATGTGATGGCTTTCACACAAGGATTGACTACGACTTTCAAGGAAGAGTTGTTGCTTGGGGGTCATGACTTCGACACAGGATCAGGTGCCTCTGTTGGTACGTACAATATTGCCCTGTATACTTCTTCTGCAACACTAGGAAACTCTACCTCTGCGTACACGTCTACCAACGAGGTATCCACGACGGGTGACTACACCGCAGGTGGACCCGTATCGGGTAACGAGTTAGAGATCAGTAACGCCCCCGGCAACGGTGGTTCGGGCTCTACTGTGTTTACGAGTTTTAGCAATAAGACGTTTAGTGGCGTGACCATGTCTGCGGGTGGAGCGTTGATATACAACAGTTCCCCGTCAGGTAGTGCGGCAGCCCGAACGAATCCATCTGTTTGTGTGCTAAACTTTGGAGGCACCAAGACAGCTAGCGGCGGAGATTTCACAATCCAGTTCCCAACGGCGGCAGCGGGGACCGCAGTAATAAGGATCACCTGATGCCAAAGGTATTCGAACGAGTAAAGCAAACGAGCACCTCGACAGGTACGGGGGCTGTAACCGTGTCTGGGAGTTATACTGGGTTTCAGGATTTTTCTGATGTCTATTCTGTGGGTGACACACTTTATTACGTTATTGCTGCCGAAAGTGGCGGTGACTGGGAAGCGGGCATTGGAACGTACAGCGCAGCCAACACTATTCAAAGAGACACCGTTTACGAGAGTAGTAATAATGGCAACAAGACTAACTTTGCGGTGGGTGACAAAACGGTGTTTGTGTCGTACCCTGCAGCAAGATCAATTACGTCAGACCAGACAGTGGCATTGGCGATAGCATTAGGATAAAACAATGGGCAAGAAGCTAGTCTTTAATTATACCTTTGACGCATCCGCTCAAACGGTTCGCCTTGATGACGACATCTACAGTGCGAAGCGGCTTCTGCTTATCACCAACACTACGTCTGGTGACATCATCTACCAGTTTAACGATCCTAATCTAGGTATCTCAGACATTGCGTTTGACTACACGAATACTACAACGACGTTGACATTGAACTTCGACACAACTTCGATGAATGACACTGACGTGTTGCAAATCCTAGTCGAAATGGACAGCAACGACATGACCGTCAACGAACGGTTTGTTGATCCGGTTTGTAAGATTCGTGTGTCCAACCCTGAAAACCTTATCGATACGGACTTTGAGTATGGGTTGCAGTCTACGAAGTGGGAGACCCTCGAACTTACAAAAAACATTCCGACGTTTTTTAGTCGTAGCGGGGACATC